CCGCTAGGGTATGCGGCACCGCTGAGGTATCCGGCAACGCTTGGGTATACGACAACGCTTGGGTATCCGGCGACGCTAGGGTATACGGCAACGCTAGGGTATACGGCAACGCTAGGGTATACGGCAACGCTGAGGTATCCGGCGACGCTTGGGTATACGACAACGCTGATTATATTGTTTTCAAAAATACATGGTCTAGTGGGCGTTATTTCACTTATACAAAATCGAACAGAAAATGGAGAGTCGGCTGTTTTTATGGTAGCGGTGCTGAATTGGTTGAAAAAGCATATAAAGATAGCAAAAAATCCGGCGATTTTTATAAAGCGTATGTCGATTTTGTCGAAAAACTAGAAGAGATTGAGAATATCCACAAGGAGCAATGAAATGTATGAATGGGAATGTAGATGCTTTGAATGTGGACATGAATTCGACTATATAGGTAGCTATGCACCTATCGAATGTGCAGAATGTTTAAGCGAAGAATTAGAAAGGACATTTTTAGGTAGAGCGTATGACTGGTAGAGAATTAAACAAGACAGAAATTAAAGTTTTAAACTTGATTGTTAACCGTGCAACGTTTGAAGAACCAATCAAAGCTGAGAAAATCAGACAAGAAACAGGTCTATCAAAACGAAGTCTTGAAGAAGTGATTGAGAGCCTACGAGTGAATTTTAAACATCCAATCGTAGCGAAGAAAACGCAACCGAGCGGGTATTATTTACCACGCAATGAAGATGAGCGACAAGCGGGGCTTGCACCATATAGAAGACAGATTTTGACTGAGCAGAAAAATCTTGCGACTGTTATGGCAGTTGACTTAAACGAATACTGGAACGCATAGAAAAAAATATAAACGGAGAATTAAAACATGGCAACACTTTATGAATTAACTGGACAATTCCTTGATATTTACAATATGGAATTAGACGAAGAAACAAAACTAGACACGCTTGATAGTATTGATTGGCAAACAGACTACGAAAACAAAGTTGAAAACTATATCAAAGTTATCAAGAATACTGAAGCGGACGTTGAAGCACGCAAGAACGAGATCAAGCGTTTAACTGAATTAAACCGGGCAGATGAACGCAAAAACGAACGCATGAAAGAAGTCTTGAAAGAGAGCATGGCACTAACTGGACATGAACGGGTTGACACTACACTATTTAAAGTATCATTCAGAAAATCCGAAGCCGTCGAAGTGGACGACTTGCTTCTACCTGAAGCGTACAAAGTCGCAACTTACAAACCTGATAAAAAACGCTTGAAAGAAGATTTAAAAAACGGACTTGAAATTTTGGGCGCCGAATTAGTAGAACGTAAGAATTTGAGTATCAGATAGGAGTTTGAGAATGAAGAAATCAGAAACACTAACAGAGTTCAGCAAGGCTTTTGCTAAAACTCAACAAGAAATGAAACAACCTTTAAAAGATGCTAACAATCCATTCTTTAAAAGCAAATATGTACCGCTTGAAAACGTGGTAGAAGCTATCACAGAGTCAGCAAGTAAGAATGGCTTATCATTTACACAATTCCCGTCAAGTGATGAATTCGGGAATGTGACAGTCGGAACTCTAGTGATGCACAATTCGGGAGAATGGATTGAATATGATCCAATCAAGATGAAACCCGTTAAAAATGACCCGCAATCAATCGGGTCAGCTATCACTTATGCTAAACGCTACGCATTATCAGCTATTTTTGGAATAACAAGCGACCAAGACGACGACGGAAACGAAGCAACGCAAACGAAAAAACAACCGTCAACAAAGACCAAAAAACAAGATGAGCCTGTTATTTCAGTAGAGCAAGCAAATTACTATTTGAAAGAAATTGCTAAGATTTCAACCGAAAAAGGGAAAGAAGATGGCTCTATTGTGAAGTGGTTCTTGCAACATTTAGGCGTTGCAGATTACAAACAAATTAAAGAGTCACAAGTAGAACAAGCTGACATGCTTTTGAACAAGCTGAAAGGAAACTAAAATATGATTAACAATACTGTACTTGTCGGAAGACTTACGAAAGACGTAGAACTACGTTATACCCCGTCAAACGTGGCAGTTGCTACGTTTACCCTTGCAGTCAATCGCACGTTTAAAAATGAAAATGGCGATCGTGAAGCTGATTTCATTAACTGCGTGATGTGGCGACAACAAGCAGAAAATCTTGCAAGCTGGGCTAAAAAAGGCGCATTGATTGGAGTTACTGGACGTATTCAGACACGAAGCTACGATAATCAGCAAGGGCAACGGGTTTATGTAACTGAGGTAGTGGCTGAAACATTCCAGCTTTTAGAAAGCAAAGGACAACAAGGCAACCAAACGCAACAAAGACAAGCACAACAACAAGCGCCCGATTTTTCACGACAAGGCGCACCAATGGACATCTCAAGTGACGACCTCCCATTCTGACGAAAAGGGTAGAATATGGAAAAACTAATTTTAAAATTTGAACTTGACAGAAAACAGATGATTTCAGCGAATGACAGATTGCACTTTCAGAAGAAAGCTAAAATCACAAAGTTTTTAAGACAACTAGCACATTATGAAGGGCAGAATACTTTATTAGATTACTTTGGCTTACCTTTTAACGAGAATAAGCCTTGCAAAGTGATTATTTGGGTATTCGCCCCAACTAATCGCATATATGACCCGCCGAATTGGTCGCCTACAAGTAAGGCGCTTTTGGACGGCTTGACAGATGCGAAGTTTTGGACAGATGATAATTATCACGTTATCAAGTCAACGGATTTCAGACACGGTGGAAAGTCCGGAAACAAGAAATATAGAATTGAACTTGAAATATCAAGGATAACTGAAGATGGAATTTAAACAACAAATGATTGAATCGCTAGAACGTTCAATCGAGAAAGTGGAAGCAAGGATTGAAGAATTATCTGAACCTTGCGTGAAGTCGCTTGCACACTCACGAAGCGCAGAGCGTGATTTTTGGAAGAAGAAGCTGAAAAGGTATCAAGAACAGTTGAAGGAGTTAGAAGATGAATAAACAGGAATTGATTGAAACAGTTATTGAGTTACCAGTAGATTGCAGTGGCTCTAGACCTAAGATTGATAAATTAACAACGTTGGAATTGATAAAGTTACTAGACGAACCCGAAAAAGTCAAAGTTCCGCAGTTTGTGGCGGATTGGTATGAAGAAAATAAGACTAATTTAGAATATAACATTTGGGAATATATCTATAATTGGGATAAACAAAATGTATCACAAATTAAAACATGGTTTGATTATTCTAGCAACAAGCCGTTACAGACACTTATCAACATGAAGCAGTTTGGCTACGAGGTCGAGGAAGAGAAGCGGTATCGTGTTAAATTGAAAGGCACTAGCCAATGCTTACGCAAAGATGGGTCAGAAACTCGCTTTAGTTCATTGTTTATATCTGATTTTACAATAAACGATATTGAAGATTTAGGCTTTGGTTGGGTGTTTGATTGTGAGGGTGTGGAAGTTGAGGAGGTGCAATATGATACCAAAATTTAGAGCGTGGGATAAAAAATTGCAAACAATGCTAGATGTTTCTTTGATAGATTTTAAAAAGGGTGTTTTAGTTGGTGAGCATTGGAAATTTGGTGAAACAAATTTCATGAGTTTTGACGAAATCGAACTCATGCAATCAACAGGCCTTTTTGACAGAAATGGCAAAGAGGTATTCATCGGTGATATCGTTAAATGTACAAGAGGATGTTCCCATGAAGTATATCTAGAAAAAGAATATGGTGGCACATTCATAGGCGGAATGCCTGCCATATATCTAAAGGGATTGCTAAGTGGGTATGCGTGGACTGAGCATGAAGAAATCATCGGCAACATCTACGAAAACCCTGAACTTTTGGAGGTGGAAGAATGAAACGACCAAACAGATATCCATACACACGAAGCCAGTGGGAAAAAATAACTCTGATAATACCCTCATCGAATGGGGAAATGGCTTTTACGTTTTATGAAAATCGTCTGACTGGAGAGGAACGAGAAGAATGAAACGCTTTTTAATAGGCTATGCCTTACTTACGACTTGCCTATTATTCATGCAAAAGGAAGCACAGAAACCCTTGCTACTCTATCACGCTGATAGTAAATATCAGATTACTGGCAAGGTTACGGAAAAACGAAAAATCGGAAGTCTATTCACAATTACGGTAAACGGGAATGTTTTTGTGGTGAGTGAGCAGAAGTACAACAATACAGAAATTGGGAATGAGGTAGAAATTTAATGGATGATGTTTTACAAGCACTTGCAAAGATGCTAAACATGACAACGGATGAAGTAAGTTCTTTAGTATCAACTTTCAAAGGGAATGCACCACAGATTTATGAAACGTTGCTAAAAGAAAAAATGATGTATGATGTATTCGGTTTTTTTGAAAAGATTTCATTCGCAATGCTTATTGTTTCTTTGACAATTTTAATTGTTTCAATTTATTCTTGTCATTTTTATGATGGAGGATACATTGATAGTTGGGATGTTCCCAAAGGAAAGACTAAAGAAATTTTAAGGTCAGAACTGATTGAAAATAAAAAAAGGACATTTAAACCGTTTTTGAAATTTAGTTGTATCACTTCTAGCGCAAGTTTTATAACATTTATTACGTCAGTTGTTTTGAAAACAATACTTGCTCAGAATTATATATTTATTGTAAATGAAGTTTTACCAAGATTGACACATAGATAAGGAGGAATTATGGCGACAAACATGGAACTATTAGCGCATCGTGTCGAGCAATGGGCGAAAGAAAGAGGATTAGACAACCCTAACAATAGCACGGCTCAAGCGTTGAAATTATTTGAAGAAGCGGGCGAACTTGCACAAGCACACTTGAAAGAACGTGAGCAAGACGGAAAAGATGCAGTCGGGGATATTTTGGTAGTGCTGACTATCTATTGCCAACAGAAAAGCTGGTCTATTGCTGAATGCTTTGAACTAGCTTATAACGAGATCAAGAACCGAAAAGGTAAAATGGTAAACGGTTCATTTGTGAAAGAAGGGGATTTGTTATGACCGATAACGTAAATAAACCGAGCCATTACATTTCAGAAAGTTGGATTGAAGCATTGGACGTGATCGATGCATTCAAGCCTTGCCCTGAATACAAAGCTGGCTTCTTTTGGGGTAACGTTGTGAAGTATGTTTTGCGCTTCCACAAAAAGAACGGTATCGAAGATTTGAAGAAAGCGGAGTTTTATTTAAAACGATTGATCGGGGAATTAGAGCATGGAAGTAGAAAATGAATACGCACTCTATCAACAAGACACTTTCTTATCGTGTGGAACGCTTAAAGAAATAAGCGAAGAAACTGGAATATCTATCAAACAACTACGCTATTATTCTTTTGATTCGTATGTCAAAAAGTGTCCAAACGGTAAACGACTGATAAAACTTGAAGTCGATAAACTAACCAAGAAGCAATGCGAGCGCTTCACATTTATGCTGAAGCAGAAACGACTAGATAAGAAATTATCACGCAATGAACTTTCTGAAATTTTGGGTTATACAGTATCAGAAATTGAGAAATGGGAAAACAAGCGTAAACAACCGAATTATTACATTGTCGAAGATGTGGCAACCTATTTCAAAATACCAGTCAATGTTTTGATAGGCGAAGCATAAAGAAAGGGGCGCAAGTGTTATTTCAAGAAATCAACGAGAAAAAGACAATTTCAAACGTGAAGAAAGTATTGCGACAATATCCGCGCATTCGTGAAATTGCTTGCGACTTACCAGAGCAACGAGTTACGCAATTGATTACGTTTGAACCAAGAGGAAGTAACGGCCCGTCTAAGCAAGTTGAGAAACTAGCGATCAGACGGATAGATGCTTCAAGGGAACTGGAAGAAATCGAGCAAGCAGTTAGTCGTTTATTCAATCCAAAATATCGCTTTATTTTGTTCAATAAATATCTAGCGACTGAACCGATGCTGAACTACGAGATACAAGAAAAGTTATGGATTGAAAAAACAAAATTTCAAGACTACTTAAATAGAGCGTGTCTTGCATTCGCTGAACAGTATCGGGGTGGTGGTTTAATCGCTTTCAAAAGTGAACTTTTTGCGGAAATATGAAACGTTTTAAAGTGGTATCATGGTATTGTCAGATAGTATGAAGTTTAACAGACTCCTATATATATTTTACTGAAGGGCATTGCGCCCTTTACGGCGACGAAAGGTTCTATAATCTCTTTAATTTTAAAATGGTAAGCTATACAAACTTTTTGCTCCGTCGGTTCGATTCCGACCGTCGCCTTAACGACTACAACAAAATAAAAAAGAAAAGGTAACAATATACTATTGGTTCTGATAGAGGTTAGTAGTCGCCTCTCGTTAAGTCACTCATTGAGTGGCTTTTTGATTTTTCAAGAAGTGGAGGTGATGGAAAATCACTAAATTGACTTTAAAACAACAAAGATTCGCTGATGAGTACATCATCGAAAAAAAGGCCGGGTGTGTCTACTGTATTGAGAATGTATTGAATGGAAAGAGATATGTAGGCATTACAACTAGAACGATAAAAGAACGTTTTGCTGAACATTGTAAAGCTGAATCCTATATTGGCAAAGCAATCAGAAAATATGGTGTTGAAAATTTTAAACTTTATGAATTGGTTGTTGCAAATTCTCGAGAAGAATTGTGTAACTTAGAAGTGTACTATATCGAAAAGTATAATACATTTAAGAATGGATACAATCAAACCATAGGTGGCGATGGCGTTGTCAAAGATATCTTTATAAAAGTTTCTTTGAATGAGAAGCAAAAACAATTTGTGGAATTTGTAAATAAAGAAAATGAAAAGGAAATTAACGTAGACGACGCTAACGAAATGATAAGAAGCTGCTTGCTGAATATCGTGCAATGCTATCTGATTTGCGATTCTAAAATTGATAAACGAAAATCAGCTAAAATGATATTGAAAATGAAATCTGTATTTTTAGAAAAAATATTTGAATTGAATTTATTTTCGATTAATGAACTTAGGAGGTGGTCAGAATGGCGAAGTACACAGAATGGCTAACCGAAGAGGGATTGATAAAGATAAACGGTTGGGCTAAAGATGGTTTGATTGATGAACAAATAGCGACGAATATCGGGGTTTCCTACTCGACTTTTAGAGATTGGAAAAAGAAATTTCCGGCACTTTCGGCAGCCCTAAAAGAAGGTAAAGAGGTTGTAGATAGACAGGTTGAAAACGCACTATTTAAATCAGCTGTAGGGTTTATTTACGAAGAAGAAACTGTAACAAATGCAGGCGATGTTGTTCTTGTTAAAAAATATAGCAAACCGAATACAACAGCTCAGATTTTTTGGTTAAAGAATCGGAAGCGGAATCAATGGACAGATAAATCTGAAGTCGACGTTTCTGGAACGGTGGTGTTTGCGAATGAGTCAGACATACCAGATTAAACAGAACGATATTGTTGTAGACTTGCCTAAAATGGTTGGAGCTGGATATGGCCAGTTCTGGCGATCGAGAAATCTTTACCGAGTTGTAAAAGGATCCCGTGGTTCGAAGAAATCGAAGACAACGGCTTTGAACTATGTTACTCGTATTTTAAAATACCCATGGGCTAACTTGCTTGTTATTCGTAGATACTCAAACACGAACAAGCAATCGACTTACACAGATTTCAAGTGGGCAGCTAACCAACTGAAAGTCGCTCATAAATTCAAATTCAACGAGTCGTTGCCTGAGATAACTGTCAAAGAAACAGGTCAGAAGATTCTTTTCCGCGGTTTGGATGATGAGCTTAAAATCACATCTATCACAGTGGATGTAGGCATCTTATGCTGGGCTTGGTTTAACATATCAGACCAAGTAAAACCTCTTGAATTCATGGGAAACCCTAACGTAAAGACGAGGGCAATCATGAGCGAAGTTTAATTGATGTTTTTAGTCGGAAATGGTATAATAAGGTTATCAAACAACAAAAGATAAGAAGGTTATATCATGGAATGGAAAGATGTAAAAGGTTATGAAGGTTTATATCAAGTAAGCGACCAAGGAGATGTAAAATCTTTGAGGAAGCAATCTGGAACGTGTTATAGAAAAGAACGTATCCTATCTAAGAACCGTCTTACTAAAGATGGTTATAATCAAGTAAGATTAGCAAAAGACGGGGTGCAAAAAGATTTTCGAGTAAATCGTTTGATAGCACAAGCCTTTATACCTAATCCAGAAAACAAACCGACAGTAAATCACAAAAACGGAAACAAATTAGATAATCGTGTTGAAAATCTAGAATGGATGACACGAGAAGAAAACATGCAACACGCCTATGATAATGGATTAAAAAAACCTACGAGAGGTCCTTTTAATGCACAGGCTAAGTTATCCGAAAGTGATGTTAGATATATAAGAAAACACTACAAGCGACAAGATAAAACGTTTGGGACTGTAGGTCTTGCTAAAAAGTTCGGGACCTCACCTAGAGTTATCGGTCTTATCGTTCGAGGTTTATCTTATAAGAATGTTGATTAAAAACGTGCAACGACTATCGAAACAAAGAAAAGGCGTCTTTAAGATGTCTTTTTTTAATGGAGTAGAGTAGGGTTCAAGTGAACCCGAAGCGGGAGGTACTCTTTGCAAAAAGAGTAATGATATAGTCTGAACTCTATAGAAATATAGAGAGAATATATGGAAACGATATATTCGTAACAAATTGTGAAGAAGCGTATCAAATCGAAACCGAAGATAAGTTCAGTACAGTCGTCGAGTCTATCCGTGGTAGCTTAGATGTGCCTGATTTTTTTAAACAAATCACGGTCACGTTCAACCCGTGGAATGAGAGGCACTGGCTTAAACGTGTCTTCTTTGACGAAGAGACTAGACGAGCTGATACACTTTCGATGACGACTACTTATCGATGCAATGAGTGGCTTGATGAAGTCGATATCAAACGCTATGAGGATTTGTATTACACAAATCCCAGGCGTGCGAGAATCGTCTGCGACGGTGAGTGGGGTGTCGCTGAAGGTCTAATTTACAACAACGTGATTGTCAAGGAATTTGACAAAGACGAGTTGTTACAAAATCCTGATAATAAGTTGTGTATCGGGCTTGACTTTGGTTTCACTCACGATCCAACCGCTTTGTGTTGTTCGTTGATAAATGATACGACAAAAGAGATACATATCTTTGATGAAGCGTACAGAGTCGGTTTGATAACCAAGGAAGTCGCTAAGATGATAAAAGATAAAGGATATCATCGCTCTACAATCATCGCAGATAGCGCAGAGTCACGATTGATTGAAGAACTCAGGTCAGAACACGGGATATCTCGAATCAAAGAGAGTAGGAAAGGAAAGGATAGTATCATGGCAGGCGTATCCAAATTACAAGGATACGCTATTTATGTGCATCCGAGGTGCGAATATATCATGGATGAATTTTACAGTTATTGTTATCAACGTGATAAAGAAGGCAATTGGTTAAACAAGCCAGAAGATAAGAACAACCACTTGATGGACGCGCTACGATATAGTCTTCAATGTATTGAAGGTGTCAAAGCTACTGTTCGCAGACGGTCAGATTTTGGCTTATAGAAAGGAATTAAATGTATCAGATTTTAACTTATCCGCGAGAGGGATATGACGAAACAGCTTTGAATAAGGGATTGATCTACAAGCTGATTCAGAAACACACACAAGAACGCCAACGCTTAAAGAAACTTAAAAGCTACTACCTTGGCGAACATTCTATTCTCAAACATGAAAGGCGCAATCCGAACGCTCCAAACTTTAAAACAGTAGCAAACCATGCAAAGGATATTGCAGACACTGCCACAGGATACTTCATGGGCAACGCTATTAAGTACAACAATACTGCTGAAGGTGATATCGAGTCCTTGCTTGTGGCATTTGATGGTGCTGAGATTGACCAGGTAGATACACAGAACGCTTTGAACATGTCTATCTACGGACGCGCTTACGAGTACATCTATGCCAAGGAAGGATTGACTGAACTTGATTCGACTAGCGTAGATCCTGAGAATGTATTCCTGGTTTACGATGATAGTATCGAACGCAAGGTTCTCTTTGCGGTTTATTACTACGAAATCAAAGATGACACGAAAGATGCTACTAAGTATCAAGCAGAGGTCTTTACTCAAAATCTGCATTACCACATTGTGCTGCGTGATTCAAGCACAGGAACAACACAGGGTGAACAAGTAGAACCTCATAATCTCGGTCAGGTTCCAATCATCGAATACCGAAATAATCACTTTGCGATTGGTGACTATGAACAACAGATTAGCTTGATTGATGCTTACAACTCGTTGATGGGTAATCGTGTAAATGACAAAGAACAAGCAGTCGAGTCTATTCTCGTATTATACGGTGCGCAGTTAGCTGATAATCTGGAAGATGCCAGAGAAGCAATGAGCATACTTGCTGAAGAAGGTCTTTTGGAATTGCCAACAGATGCCAAGGCTGATTTCTTGAAGAATGCCCTGGACGAGAACGCTACTGAAATCTTGCGTAAGGCTTTGAAAGAAGACATCTACACATTTAGCCATGTGCCGAATCTGACAGATGAGAATTTTGCAGGCAATAGTTCAGGGGTAAAATAGTTGCCCTCCTCAAAGGTAACTTTGAGGTAATAAATCGGGTTAAAATTGGAAGGCGCAAAACAGTAATAACCTAGATTTTTGTATTCTATTATGGTATAATAAGAGTATAAAAATCTAGGAGAATACGAATGATAAAAGATAAAATGCACAAACATCTAAATCAAGTTTATTACTCTATGTTAGCAAGGTGTTATGATGAAAAACATTGGGCTTATAAATGGTATGGTGAACGTGGAATAGGTGTTTCTGATGAATTTAGTGATGTAGCTAAGTTCAGAAGTTGGGCAATGCAAAACGGAGTAGAATTCGGTTTGCAATTAGATAGGATAGATAATGATAAAGATTACTCACCAAGTAATTGTAGGTGGGTTCCTGAACATACAAATAAACGTAATCGTTCTGATAACGTTAAGTATAAGGGATATATCTTGAGAGACTATCTAAAAAAATTATCTAAAGAAAACAACATTTCTTTTTCAACTCTTGTCTACAGATATTATCGTTCTATAAAACGAGATGATTTAGTTGTTGACGATGATACAATAGATGATATTTTATTGAATTATAAAAAATATGATTTAAGACAATTTTCAAAAGGTGTAGATATGTCTGACAAGACAATTATTAGAGATGAAAAAGGAAGAATCGTAACATATTACTGAAGCTAATCAATTACCACTGCTGGTAGAAATACCAGTAAGGTTTAACGACTAGATAGAGTAAGCTAAGTGAGAAACGGTACATAGTATCGTTTTTTATATGCAGAAATATCCACGAAATCCGACACCCTGATAGGGGTGAAGAGATAGTCTGAACTTACGGGAAACCGTAAGAAGTAGAGGATAAAGAGCCTCTACGGTAACAACATTGAGCTATGGAATTTAAGCTGCTTGGTCTTGAGATGATCACTAAGACCAAGGAAGCGAATTACAAACGCGGTATTCGTCAACGTATTGCAATCTTTGCTCATTATCTGGGCATGCAACAGATTGCTCTTGAGGCACACTCAATCGTGCCACAGTTTAGCCGTGGATTACCTAAGAACTTACTTGAACTGTCACAGGTTATCAATAATCTTGAAGGTAAGGTGTCACTTCGTCAGCTTATTTCTCTCTTGCCATTCGTTGAAGATCCTGATGCTGAATTGGAAGACCTCGAGGAAGAGAAGGAAAAGAACATGGAACGTGTGCCATTCTTTAACCAGATTAACACGAAGCCAGACGAAGAGGTGACAGATGAAGAACCAGGACTATTGGACCAAGAGGAAGGCTAATCTCATCTATGAGCAGATGGACAAGGCCGAGAAGCAAGCAGACAAGTTCGATAAGGTCTATCAGGAAGCTAAGGCTTACTTGGATAAGGAAATCAATAAGATTTTTGATAAGTTCCAACGTGATTATGGTTTAAGTCAGGTAGATGCTAGACAAGTCTTGAAGAACATGAAAGACAAGAAGGACTTGAACGAACTTCGTAAGGTGCTTGAAGCAAGACCGAATGAGCCAAATATCCAAAGGCTATTGGCTGACTTAGACAGTCCGGCTTATTCTTTTCGTATGAAGCGCTTAGAGAGTTTGAGTGACGATTTAGACCGTATGCGTGAATCTATCTATCATTCAGAGAAGACAGGCTCAGATGCCTTTTACAGCGACTTGATGAAAGATAGCTACTACAAGGCTACTTTTGACTTGCAGCAGCAGACAGGACTTGCTTATAGCTTCTCCGACTTGCCTGAAACAGAAATCAAACGTCTACAAGGTCTAAAGTGGACAGGAGAGGCTTACTCGGACAGGATATGGTCAAATACTGGGGCGCTTGCTTCAAGCGTGAAGGACGAGCTTCTGGTAAGTCTTATGACTGGTCGAAGCGTAAGAGACACATCTCAAGCCATCGCAGAACGATTTGAAGTTGGACAGAATAAAGCTAGACGTTTGGTTCGTACTGAGTCAGCGTTCTTTCACAATCAAATGGAACTGCTCAGCTATGAAGATGCTGAAATCACTAAGTACAAATTTGTGGCAGTATTGGATAGGCGGACGTCTGAGATTTGCCAAGAGCATGACAACAAGGTCTATGATACGGACAAGGCTGTTCCTGGTGTGAACTATCCACCTCTGCATCCATGGTGCAGGTCTACGACTATCGCGCACGACGAAGACGCAGATTACAGTAAGCTCGAGCGCAGGGCAAGGAATCCTGAAACAGGTAAAGTCGAGTACGTGCCTGCTGATATGAGTTATAAAGAGTGGTATGGTAAATATGTTGCAAAAGACGGAGGAAAGAGTTATAATCAAGGTATGGATAAGTTAACCTCTCAGGTATCTAGTGGTTCGATAAGCGCTGTTCGTGGGGATGTAGAGAAACAAAAAAATGCCTTTGCAGTAAGATACTATAATCAGTTGAGAAATTCGAACAGAGCAGACGTTGTGGAAAAAATGGCAAAAAGCAGTGGATTGTCACACTCAATAGTGTCAGAAGCATTAGAGCACATCCTAGATAACGAGTATTTATTATGGGATCATGAAGCCTTTGAAGAGAGGAAGATGAACTTTTATCCGCATTATGATATGGCTCAAAGTTTCCAAAGGTTATACACGGGAAACCCAAAAGAGAGCGATATAATATTGTTACAACACGAGCGTCTTGAGTCATACTATATGAACCATGAAAAAATGGATTATGATGAAGCTCATAAAAAAGCTAACATACAATTTAATTATGAGGAGGCGATTAAAAATGGCGAGGATTGATAGACAGATTATTACTTTGAGCAAGGTTGAAGACGACGCTACTATGCGACAATATTCTGCAGTAAGTGGAGGATGTCAAGGTATTGCAACAGTAGACAAAAACACCTTAAATTACAGTTATACAGGCGACGATTTGGAAGAGTTTACTTCGTTTGTAAAAGATACTTTAACTAAAAGTATCAAACTTGGCAAAAAATTGCCGGATAAATTTTCACATGGTTTTGGGTAAAAAAATAACCAACAATTATCAAAGCACCTAGAGAAATCTAAGTGCTTTTCTTATTTTTAATTTTTTTCAAAAAACCTCTTGACTTTTTGGTAACACGGTTATATAATAATTGTGTTACCAAGAAAAGAGGTGATGACATGGTAGCAAAAGTCGGAAGACCGAAAAGTGAAAATCCTCGCAGAAATAATACAAGACTTCGTATGACTGATGAAGAAGTAGCAATGTTAGAGTATTGTGCTGAACAAACAGGAAAGACGAAGACGGAAATTTTAATGCTGGGACTAGAAAAGGTCTACAACGAAATCAAAAAATAGCCTAGAACCCCCAAACGCCAATCTGTGGTTCTAAGCTATCGCACGAAAGAAACTCTTTCTGAAATCATTATATCAGAAAAGAGCTTCTTTGTCATACCGCAAAGGAGTTTTTATAATGGCAAAAATTGAACTTTTAGACAGTTACGAAGATTTACTAAACTATGTTGAAGAAATCCGTGAGAGTATGGATTTGATTCACAATTGGCTAGCAAAAGAGCCAGATTGGGATTGTCAGTGTGAATTATATGATTTTATTGCTCAACATAGCTCACAATTCGCTGTATTGAATCTTATCATGTACAGGCTAGATAGTCTTAAAGATGAGCATCGTACTATTATTGATAATTATATTAAAGGGGTATAAAAATGGAACTACAAATTTTTAAAAATGAACAATTCGGAGAAGTAAGAACGACAGAAGTTAATCAAGAAATTTATTTCAACTTAAAAGATTGTTGTCAGATTTTGGAAATTAAAAATCACAATGACGCACTAAAACGGCTAAATAAGGATGGGGTCGTTACTACCGACCTCACCGACAGTCTAGGACGAACTCAACAAGCCAACTTCATTAACGAAGCGAATTTCTATAAACTTGTTTTTCAATCTCGCAAACCAGAAGCAGAGAAATTTGCTGATTGGGTCACTAGCGAAGTGCTACCCTCTATTCGTAAGCATGGCGCTTATATGACCGACCAAGTGGCCTATAATATCACACACAACAAACAAGCCTTAGCAGACTTGCTCCTTATGGCTGGTAATCAACTGAAAGAAAAAGAAGCAGTCATTAAACACTTGGAAGCTGAAAAAGCTGTACTTTCCGTTGAAAATACCATAATGAAGCCGAAAGCAGACTATTTCGATGAACTAGTAGATAGAAACTTACTGACCAGCTTCAGAGAAACAGCAAAACAATTAAAAATCAAAGAACGCAAGTTTATTGACTTCTTGATGGAGAAAAAATACATCTACCGAGATAAGAAAGGTAAGCTCCAACCAACAGCCAATAAAAACGATGGTTTGTTTGAGGTCAAGGAAACACTCAACGAAAAAACACAATGGTCTGGAACACAGACTCTCATCACACCTAAAGGACGAGAAACCTTTAGACTACTATTTATTTAATTAAGCTCTAACCGTATGGAATCCCGTACGGTTTTTATGCGCACGAAGGGGAGATAGTTCGATCCTATCTCACGGGTTAATCAAGTTCGAGTCTTGAAATCTGGCGGGTGGTTCGAGTCCACCGGTGCGCGTTATTGTCCAAGCATTGAAGACTCTAAAAGCTATGGAATTATACAGTCGGGGACGACTTTAAAAATAGGAGGTTCGCAATGAACGAAGAAACACAAACAGTCGAAACGGTTGAAGAACAAAAGGTACCTGCAGAACCTGCACCACAACCGCAAGACGAGAAGAAGTACACAGATGCAGACGTTGATGAAATCATCAATAAGAAGTTTGCTAAGTGGAAAGCAGAGCAAGAAGCCAAGGAAAACGAAGCTAAGAAACTTGCTAAGATGAACGCTGACGAGAAACAGAAATATCAGTTGGATCAGCGTGAGCAAGAACTGGCTAATCGTGAACAGGCGATTGCTCGCAAGGAATTGACCGCAGAAGCTAAGGCAATGTTAAGTGAACGTGGCTTACCAGTTGAATTAGTGGGCGTGATTGATTTGACGAGTGCTGAAACTGTGACTGACTCTGTCGCAAGCATTCAGAAAACGTGGGAGGATGCAGTCCAGAAAGGTGTATCTGACCGAATGAAAGGTAGCGCACCTATCAAGACTGCGCCACAACAATCAACAGAGCTTATCAAGGCTCAATTTTACAGAATGACCCATGCAGAAAAGGCAAATTTAAAACAAACAAACCCTGAACTGTATGATTCATTTTTGAATTAGAAAAAGGAGAATTTAAAAAATGACACAAACTAAAATTGCAAATCTTGTAAATCCTCAAGTAATGGGGGATATGGTAGCGGCCAAGCTACCTAAAAAACTACGTGTTGCACCATTCGCAACAATTGACCGTACTTTGGTCGGTGTACCTGGTAATACAATTACGGTTCCATCTTACACATACATTGGTGATGCTGAAGACGTAAACGAAGGCGTGGAAGCTGGAGTAGTTACTCTTGGAACTTCTACTAAGACTGCCACAATCAAGAAAGCTATGAAAGCTGTTGAATTGACCGATGAGGCAGTTCTTTCAGGTTACGGAGATCCAGTAGGTAATGCTGAGAACCAACTTGCACTTGCAGTTGCTTCTAAAATCGACAATGATGCCTTGGATGCTCTTTTGGCAACAAACACACGTAAATACGACTCTAAAACTAAAACAATTAGCTATGATGTAATCGTAGACGCCATTGATTTGTTCGAAGAAGAAGTTAATACTGAAAAAGTAATGTTTGTTAATCCTAAACAAGTAACTACTTTACGTAAGGATCCTAACTTCATCTCAGCTGATAAATATCCAAACCAAGTTGTTATGACTGGTGAGATTGGTACAATTGCAAATACTCGCATCGTTCCAACTAAGAAAGTTAAACTTGACACAACTAGCGCATTTTACACTTGCCCTATCATCAAACTTACTCACGACGACGAAACTGAACAAGACACTGCAGCATTGACTGTTTACCTCAAACGTGACCCGAACGTTGAAGTTGACCGTAAGTCTTTGAAACGTACTACTGAAATCTCAATTGATGAGTTCTACACAGTGGCTGTTTCTGACGACTCTAAGGTAGTGCTTGCGGACATTAAGAAATAATGAAAGTTAAAGCTATACAATCATTCAATGACTGGGAAGCTGGGATTAGACGACAAGAGAATGAAGTCTTTGAAATTACGGACGAGCGTTTTGAGGTGCTTGAAAATAATTTAAAGGTTAGCTTCAGCGTGTCTATTTCAGATGTCCTTGAAATCATTGAAGAAGAAATCGAAACCCAAGGAGACGAGACGACTCCTTTAGATTAGGAGGTCTTATGGAACTTGAAAAACTAAAAACATTGACGGGCGAGAGCGACGAGGCTGTCCTCTCGTCTTTGATTTTACGGGCTGAAAATATTATCTTATCTGAAACAAACCGTGACAAACTAACACCTGCCCTTGAGAGGTTGGTGCCTGAGATTGTTATCGAGCTCTACAACCGTTCAGGAAGCGAAGGAGAGCAATCTAGGAGCGAGGGTGGTATATCTGTTACCTACTCTGACAACGGATTGTCTACGGGCGTTTTACAGCGTATACGAATGCATAGGTTAGCAAGGGTGGCGGGTCATGTTTTTGAAAAAGAATAGACTGAAACCTTATCCTCTCAGACGGTTTAAAAAAAACGTATCAAACGAGGGCGTTGTTAAAGAAGGATATGCGGACGAGGTTGAGGAAGTACGTCTTGAGTTGTGGCCAGCGACTAGTAAGCTACAATCTGAAATCTACGGAGACCGTGTCAACGATATCTTGAATGCGAATGCGAGCAAGGATGTGAATATCAACGTTAAAGACGGTGTCTGTATCGATAGCAAGACAGAGGTCACGCATCGGGTTATTTCAAAGAAAGTATACAGTCAACATCAAGTCTTGGAGGTAGAGTGTGTCAGAGCTTCTAGGGGCAGATAGGCTCATCGCTAAATGCCGTAAATTATACGGTGCAAAAGCGACCGATATTACTAGACAAGCTGTTTTGCATGCTTCTAAGACTATTGTTCAGGCAGATGCTAAACTTAGAGCGCCAGCGAATGAGGGAGAGCTAAGAAACAGTATCAAAGTAAGGGTTAAAGTCGAAGGCGACCGAGTTTTTGGAGAGGTTTTTACAAACCTTGACCACGCTACTTATGTCGAGCTTGGAACTGGTCCGAAAGGTCAAGCTAGTCACGCTGGGATTTCTCCTGACGTGAACGTGTCTTATCGTTCCAGCCCTTGGTTCGTGCATGAAGACCAGATTGATGTAGGAAAGTATCACTTCCAAAAAATGGGAGAGTTCTACAAAATGTATGGTCAGCCAGCGCAACCTTACTTGTATCCTGCCTTGAAAGAAAACCACGACCGCATATCAAACAACATTTCAAAATACGTTAGTAGAAAGATTAGAGAACAGATAAGATGATCAATATTAAGCCAGTTATTTATAAAGAATTGCAGAAGGTCGCAGATAATGTGACCGACACTTATCCAAGCGATTGGGAGCATTTCCCAATCGTTATTTTTTTGGAAGAACAAAACAAGCCAGGCGACTGGTTCGACGATAAAGAACAGAAAACATCAATCCGCTATAAGGTTGATATCTTCGATAATGATAGCACTAGCGACCTCGCAGTAAAAATCAATGAGATTTTCGCTTCATTAGGCTTGCGTAGGATTGAAAGCCAAGATATCCCTGACCCCTCTCATTTGAGACATAAATTGATGAGATTTGAAGGTATTGTCGACCTTGACTCTGAGCTTGTTTATCAATATAGAATGGAGAATTAAATGTTAGCAAACGGAATCACGCTGTCTTATGGAACAGCTAAAGGAACTTACACAAAACTTGCAGGACTTAAGGAAGTACCTGAATTTGGTATTGAACCTGAAAAGGTTGAGAATACAACCTTGGAAGATAAGGTTAAAAAATATGAATTCGGTATTGGTGATGCTGGGGAACTTGAATACAAATTCGCTTACAAAAACGACGGTGCAAGTGCTCCTTATCGTATTTTGCGTAACGCAGCAGATAACAAAACAAAACTTTTCTTTGAGCAAACCTACCCAGACAACACCAAGGTTAAATTTGAAGGACAGGTATCTGTCAAACTTGGCGGTGGTGGTGTGAACTCTGTTATTGAGTTTACTCTGAAGATCGCATTGCAATCTGAACTTGAATTTACAGACGGAATTGGAGGTTAATTAAATGGCGTTACCTTACTCAATTTGGAAGATCAACGATGAGAAAGAGTTGAAACTACGACTTTCATCTCATCAAGCAACAAAAGTTGAAGAAAAAATCGGTATGAACCTATTGAAAATCTTCATGCCTGAAGCTGGCGAAGAGTTTACTTTGCCACCTTTGAAAGTTATGTTGTTGTTAGTTCACGGAGCATTGCAAAAGTATGAGAATGGATATTCTCTTGAGGATGTCTATGATCTATACGATGAATACGTGGACAATGGTGGAGACCAAGCGACCTTCATGACAGAGGTTTTAATGCCACTGTTTGAAGTATCGGGTTTTACTCCACGAGGAAGCAAAGGCAAGAAAACTTCCAAGAAGAAAATGACAGTAGTCGAGTAATCTTAACGGTAACGCAGATTGTTGAGAGGCTTTACCCTATGTTTTTAGACATTGGGGGGGAGCCTCTCGTTTTTTGGGATTTAACGGTACTTGAAATCAGAGAAATGATTGAAAGCTATAACCGTGTCAAAAAGCAAGAGCGTAAAGAGAAGATTATTGACTCTTATAGACTTTCGCAGATGATATCCAACCACATTTCCTTATTGTTATCCAAAGATGCCAAGGTCTTCGAGTTCTGGGAATATGCGCCTGAGTTATTTGTAGAAGAACAACAAGCGGTAGAACAGGAACGACAGAGACAAGCGTTTTTGTTGCATAAGGAACGGATGCGTGAATTTGCGGAAAGACATAATCGCAAAAGGAAGGAGGGAGTAAATGGCAACTCTTGATGAATTAAAAGTTATGATTGACGCTGAGATAGCGCCTTTCAAGAAAAAGATGAAAGAAGTCGAGAACCAGGTCAAAGGGACATCTGATCAAGTGAAGAATGCTACTGCAAAAGTTCGTGAACAGTCGAACTCTATCGGTAGTGCGTTTGGTAAACTAGCCAAGTTCGCTGGTTTTGCTTATCTTGGTAAGAAATTGCTTGATGTTGGGATGTATTCAGCGCAGACAGCTCTTGAAGTATCAGCGTCTATGAACCAAATTAAACGACAGATGGGCGAGAGTTCGCAATCTTTCTTAAAATGGGTTAACGATAACGCTAACGCTATGAATATGGGGGTGGGTGAGGCTACTAACTACGGTGCGGTCTACTCAAACTTATTTTCTGGATTTATTAAAGATACTAATAAACTAAGCGCCTATACTGCTAAGATGTTACAGACATCTGCAGTTGTTGCTGAAGGTTCAGGACGTAGTATTACGGACGTTATGGAGCGTATTCGCTCTGGTTTGCTAGGGAACACGGAAGCGATAGACTTTTGTCGCACCGCTTAGAAATAGGCGGATTAAGAACTTACCAAAATCGGTAGAACTCTAAATTTTAAGTAATTAAAACATGACGATACCGAGGTAAACTAAGCAATTAAAAATGCTTAGTCACCGTAGAGCATAGGGATTGAACCTGTGCTTTTTGTTTTGTCAAAAAGTATAGAATAAAATATCCCCACGAGTGGTAAGCACCTAAACAATTCGGTTGTAGGTGAAAATATATGCCGAACTTACAAGAAATTGTAAGAAGTATGGATAAAAAGCCATGCGATAACATTATTGAGAAGATTTAGGAATCAACGTCAATGTGGCGATGATTCAATCTACCGAAGCGTTCAAACGTTTCGCAAACGGTCAAAGCTGGAACCAGCTCGACTACCAAACACAACAACAAATCCGTTTAATGGCTATCCTGGAACAAGCCACGGCTAAGTATGGCACGACCTTGTCACAATCAGTAAACGGGCGCATTAGCTTGTTTAAATCATTGCTGAAAGACTCAGCTCTTAATATAGGTAACTCTATGTTGCCGATTATCAATGCTATTATGCCAATCTTGAACTCTTTTGCTATGGTATTGAAAAATGTTACTGGCAAATTAGCAGAGTTTATTGCCTTGCTTTTTAACAAGAAAGCGACCGTTAAAGATGGCGGTGTAGCTAGTGCAGCAAGTGGCGTTGGCGATGCTTTGAAAGATGCAGCAGGTGGAGCTGGTGACCTTGCTGATGCCATGGATGATGCAGACGATGCTTCAGGTGGTATGGCTGATAACTTAGACGACACTGCCAAGTCAGCTAAAAAAGCCGTTAAAGAGTTACTAGGTTTAATGGGATTTGATGAGATCAACCTCTTAAACAAAAAAGACGACCCTGACGACGGAGACGGAGCTGGCAAAGGTAGAGGTGGTGGCGGCGGTGGCAAAGGTAAGAAAGGAAAAGGAGGGGGCGGTGGCGCACCTTTCAAAGACATCTTACCAGAAGTCGAGTTGACCGACATGGACAACCAGTTCAAGAGCATTTTCGATGGTCTTGGAGATAAACTAAAAGGGTTGTTTGACCTTTTCAAAAAAGGATTTGATGCAGCGTTTAGACCAGAAGGTCTAGAACGTCTCAAGATTGCCTTAGATCAAATAGCTAAGACACTGGGAGAAATAGCCACTGATCCAAGAGTTGTGAATGCCTTTAACCGAATGGCTGAGAAAATCGCTTATGCTTTAGGGCAAGTGACAGGCTCAATAGCTACGATCGGTTTAGGTATCGGTGTCTTCCTTGCTGAAAGTATTGCAAATGGTCTTGGAAGGCAAAAAGAACGCATTATCAGGGCGCTAGTCGCTTTGTTTGATAATATCGGTAACGTTGCAGAGGCTGTAGGGAACATCGCTCAGGCTCTTTCTAGTGCTTTCTACGATGTCATTACTTCAACTGGTGCGGTTCGTATCGGTAGTGCTATTGTGTCAACATTTTTAAGTTTAGGTTCAACATTTGTTGAGATTGGGAGCAAACTTGCTGGTGATTTATTCAAGGGCTTAGAGCAAATTGTGACAGATAACGCTCCGAAGTTATCAAGTTCCTTACAGGGAGCTTTGGAAGCTATTGCTCCAGTGTTTGAAACGATAGAGCAAGCAGTGAACCGTTTCGGTGATGCGTTTAGCCGTGTGTATGATGAACATGTTAGTCCATTTATAGAGACTATTTCTAGTGGTATTTCTCAAATTGTATCAGTATTTCTAGATAGCTTTGATAACAATGTTACTCCAGCACTCCAAAGATTCTCTGATGGATTTGAAGATGTATATAGAAATCATATTGGCCCAGCAATTGATTCTTTGAGTCAAGCTTTTGGAGGACTGGTTGATGTTCTCAAACAAGTCTGGGAAGATAATATGCAACCTTTTGCTGAGTTCTTAGCCGATACATTCGGTATCAGCCTTGGTGGACTTGTCGATTTGCTAGGCGGAGCTATTTTAGAGTCTTTAAAAACCTTGGCGGATACAGTAAAAGCTGTTAGCGATGCTTTCATTGCTTTTTCTGATTGGTGTAAGGATAACCGAGAGATAGTTTCAGCCATGGTCACTGCAATCGGTTTGTTAGCGACGACTTGGCAAGGTATTAAATTCTTGTCTTGGGCTGAGCAAGCTGGTGGTCTTGCAGCAGGAATTAGTAAATTAGGCGGAGCTTTCACTGATTTAGTTGGTGCGGTAAAAGGTTTAACAGTTGATAAGATAAAATCTTTTGCAGAAAGCGTGTATTTGAATACCTTGTATGCAAAAGACTTCGTTGTCAATTCAGGTAAATTGATTGTAGAGTTAGGAAGAACTGCTTTAGAACTTGGTAAAGCAGGGCTAGCGTGGGCTACTAATGCAGCACAAATGGGACTTGCAACAGCGGCAGAAATCGCTCAATCAGTTGCAGCAGGAATCGCATCAGCTGCAACATGGGCACTCAATGGAGCTATTGCGGTATTGACTAGCCCGATAACCTTAGTCATTGCTGCTATTGCAGCTTTGATCGCTATCGGTGTCTTGCTCTACCAAAATTGGGATACTGTTGTTGAGTTCGCTAAAAATGCATGGCAGGGACTAAGTGATTTTATCGGTGTTATTTGTCAAGCGATTGGCAAATTTTTCAGCAGTCTATGGACGAAACTTCAAGAAATCTTTGAGCCGATAGGTCAATGGTTTAGTGAGAAGTTCCAGCAAGCATGGGACGCTATTGTAAACATATTCTCTGGTATCGGAGAGTGGTTTTCTGGTGTGTTCCAAGGTGCATGGGATGCTATCGTTAATATCTTCACACCAATCGGTTCATGGTTCGGACAACGTTGGAGTGATGTTACTAATGCTCTATCAGATGTGAATACTTGGTTAGGTGATAAATTCCAACAAGGTTGGGATGCAATTAGCAATGCATTTGGTAATTTAGGTTCATGGTTTGGTGACCGTTGGAACGATGTTACAAGTGCGCTTTCCAGCGTTTCAAACTGGTTTGGTGAGATGTTCACTAATGCTTACAACGCAGTAAAAGATGCTTTCAGTTCTATCGGAGACTTCTTTAGTGGAGTTTGGGAAACTGTAAAAGGTATCTTCGTAAACGCTGGTCAGATGGTCGGAGAGGCAGTTGGTGGAGCGTTTAAGAGTGCGGTCAATGCGGTTCTTGGAACGATTGAAAATGTAGTCAATGGCTTCATCGGAATGATTAATGGAGTTTTAGGCGTTGTCAGAAACTTACCTGGTCTAGGATGGGTGGGTAGTATTGGTTATGTGAACCTACCTCGACTAGCCCGTGGTGGTATCATTGACAGTCCTACCGTAGCCATGATTGGTGAAGCTGGTAAAGAGGTTGTCATGCCACTTGAGAATACTGGGTTCTTACAGACCATGGGTCGTATTGTAGGTGGTGCTGTTGTTAACGCTCTAGGCGGTGGTTTACCACAATCTGGAGGATTTAGTGGCAATGGTGACATCGTGATCCAGATTGGTGGTCATGAGTTTGGACGTGTGGCTATTCAAGAAATCAATAGAGAACAGGAACGTGCAGGACAAGTCTTGCTTAACATTTAAAGGGAGGTAAAATGGCACGCTTAATTATTAATGGGGTGGCTGTTAAGCCTCCTAAATCTTTTCAAGTAGGTATTCAGGATATCGACGGAGAAACAGGACGTAACGCAAACGGAGACATGGTGCGTGACCGTATCACGGTTAAACGTAAATTAGATTGTGAGTGGGGCATGCTGACTCAAGGAGAAATGAGTCAGATTTTATATGCCGTATCTCGTGAATTCTTCACGGTGTCCTATCCTGACCCTATGTTGGGTCAAACTACAAAGACTTTTTACGTCGGAGACAGAACGGCTCCGAGCTACTCATTTACTGACAAGTTTAAGCCATGGTCTGGCGCTAAGTTCAATCTGATAGAAAGGTAGGTTTTTAAATATGGATGTATTCAGACGACAAAAATTCAACGAAGCAATGTTTTCTAAAAACCGAACCCTTGCTATCAGAGTAGGAAACTATCAGTCTAGAGATATCAACGAGGCTAGTTTTGATTACGGATACATCAAAGGCGATACATATAAGCCAGGTGGAACGTGCGCAGGTAGTGGTAAGATTACATTCACAAGTATTATCACAACATTCAATAAGTTAGATAAAATTTACCCAGAAATCGGGCTTTTGGTTGATGGAACCTATGAATGGGTGAAGATGGGCGAATACTTTATCAATGATATTGAAATCGACCGAAATCGTAACACTACTACATTAGAACTCATGGATGGAATGTTTAAGTTGAACCGTGAACACGTCACAGACTTAACCTACCCAGCAGAAATCAGAAATGTAATCAAAGAAATCTGTTTAAAAACAGGTGTCGAACTTGCCAATGAAACCATGGGTCTTGCATCCATGAATTATCGAATTGATAAAGTTCCAAAAGATAAAAAAATGACATTCCGAGATGTATTAGGGCTATCAGCTCAAATGCTCGGGATGTCTTGTTTTTTCAATCGTGAAGGAAAACTTGAAGTTAAGGAATTGACCGATTCTGGGATTGTAATAACTGCTGATAGCTACTTCATGCACGGATTGACCAAGAGCGAGATTGAGTATCAAATTGCAGGGATAACTTGTAAAAAAGATAAAGAAACGCTCACGGTCGGATTGCGTACAGGTCGTTCATTGGAATTAGATAATCTGTTCATGTCGCAATCAGTTTTAGATAATCTTTATCATAATATCAAGGATATCAGGTACTATCCGTTTAGCCTGAATTATCAAGGGCATCTATTACTTGATGTCGGTCAGTGGGTGACTATCAAAACCAACACAGGAGAAACGTTCAAATCTCCAGTTTTGAGTCAATCTTTCAAATTTAAAGGTGGACTTCGTGGTCGCATTAGCGCTGACAGTAAAGCTGGTAATGATGCGCAGTATTCGTACGCTGGAACTATTACCAAAAAAATTGAGCAATTTAATGAGTTTGAAGCTCAACTCCAAAACCAAATTGAAGAAGCAGATAAGGAATTTGACCGTAAGGTTCAAGGTATCAAGGGTGAAATCACAGATGGTATCGAACAAGCTAAGGCTGTTGCTGAGGAAAATAAGAAGAAACTATCTGATGTGATTGATAGTAAATTCAATGACTTTGATACGGGAATCAATGAGAAGTTAGATGAGCAGAAGAATAAACTGAACGCATTAAGCGAAACTGCGAATAATGCTTATTATAATGCCTTTGAAGCTCTTAAAGATTCAAGTCGATCTTTAAAGATTGCTTTGTCTATAAAAGATATGACAGACTCCAACTTCATGCAAATCAGTCAAATCAACGACACGATTGAAACCCTTGCAAGAAAATCTGAACTAGACCCAATCAGCGATAGGTTATCAATCACTGAAAGCAAGATTGAGGTCCAAGCTGGTCAGATTATCGAGAAATTGTCTCGTACTGATTTTGACAGATTGGCCAATGACAGAGGTTTTCAAACTGCAACCCAAGTCCAGAACACAGTCAATAAATCAGTTAACGGTTTTCAACAGACAATCTCACGTATTGAAACCAAACTAAGAGACGTTATCCGTAATGATAACTTATTGCAGAACTCTTCTATCATTCCATCAGGCGATGGCTTGAACGGATCTTGGGGACTGTATTTGTCAGGTGGTAACGGTCGTACAGATGTTATCGAATTAAGAGATGCTCCGCATGCCGCTATCAAGAAAGGTATGCGTGTCGTTAATAATACGAATGGTGGAAATAAAGACATCGGTCAAAAAATAAATTTGGTTGTTGGCGAGAAATATACCATGTCTTGCTGGGCTAGAGTATCTAGCAATAGTACGAGTCAAAACGTTAATTTGTTGATGCGTTCGTGGACTACGAACGACAGAAATCGTATTTTTGTTAAGTACATTTCAAATAAAGATTGGGTTCGATATCAATTCACATTCACAGCTGATGCAGTCTCTAACTCAATTCAATTTGGTCAAAATGGAAATGGTAGTCTTGAAATCTGCGGGATGAAACTTGAACACTCTGACCGTATGACTGACTACGACATTTCAAGTTCTGAAATTGTCAGTATTGTAGAATTTAACGATGTACGTGATACCGTATCATCACACACCCAAACCTTGCAACGACAAGACAAAGCAATTTCACAAGTCATTCAGACTGCTGATGGCCTAGTCAGTCGTGTATCTAATTTCTTAGATGACTTTAACCTGGTATATGATCCAACAAACCTCAGTAAGTGGGTCAAGAAACAAGCAGAAGCCAATGTTATCGTAATTAATGCGGATACTAAATTATTACGAATTACAAACGTTAATAAACCTCAAGCAGTCTATCATGGATTCGCATTACCACTTAATACCTCAAGTTTTACCAAGGGGGAGAAGCTCAGCTATCGTATGGAAGTATGGGTAGATGTTTTACCAGACGCCCCTCTTGGTATCGAACTGTGGGCAGAAGATGGCGGGTTTGCATCTGATAGAGTGACTTTTACAAGAACTGGAACGCAAATAATTACAGGGACAATGACTGTCCAAAGAACAACATCAAGAGCCAGAGAGTTCCCTCTTGAATTTTGGTTGATGAAGAATGGTACGGTTGCTATTGGTAAGGTATCACTTATCCGTGGAGATATCCCACCTAAGAAATTTATTGATAACACCAACACACAAGATGTAGTTACGCAAACACGAGTAGCACAATTATCAGACTCGTATGCTATCCAAACCTTGACTAGCCCAGGTGCAGTCACATCTCAAATCAATTTGGCGCCAAATGAAGCGTTGATTGAAGCGAATAAAATCCGTCTAAAAGGTAAAACACTTGCTGATGAAATTACTGCTATTGACGGTTATTTTAAGCGATTATTTGTAGGTGATGCACGAATTGGGAAGTTAAACACGGATATCATCGAGTCTAATTCCATCACAGCTGATAAAGTTATCATGGACTCAGCCATGGCCAAGAAGATAGTATCAAGCGATGTATTCACTGACCAGCTTGCTGCAAAAAATGCTTTTATCAACAAACTACGGTCAGTAGTCGTATCTGCAACCTTACTTGAAGGTTATAAAGGTCGTATCGGTGGATTCCAAATCGGTACTCACGATAAAGATCCAAGTACATATTGGCTAACTGGTACTAACCAATTCGCAGTTGGCATGAGTAATGGTAACACAAAATGGGGTCAAACTGCTCTTTGGGTTAACTGGGGAAATGACTGGGCGAAACCTGATATTAATGCTTGGTATGTGAAACGTACTGGTGAAATGTATTGCTATAATCAAGCTCATTTTTGGAAAACTCCTGTCATCCATGGAGATCTGAAAGTTTCAGGGAATATTTACTATATAACGGACGATGACACAAAACAAGGTGGTTATTGGATTTACTCCCCTCAGTACAAAAAGATTTCGAGCGAAAATGGCTATATGTATTTTTATTTTAGTGGCGGTGGTTCGTCTTGGATTCCGATGAACAAGGAAATCTCTGACCGCAGATACAAGACCAACATTCAAGATAGCAAGGTCTCAGCGCTTGATGTAGTTGATAAACTCAAAACGTACAGTTATCGCAAAGAATACGATGACAAAGTTGAAGAAATCGCTTGCGGTATCATGGCTCAAGATATTCAAAAATACGTACCAGAAGCGTTTTATAAAAATCCAGACGGTGCATACTCATATCGAACATTTGAACTTGTGCCTTATCTAATCAAGGCCATTCAAGAACTTAATCAAAAAGTAGAAAGGTTGGAGAAAACAACATGAACGAACAAGACAAGCAGATTAGTAGTCTGACAATTAAATCATTGAGTGAAAGAGTCAGCAACGAAGCTACTCAATCAGCTACACTAGAAGCTCTGTACACGGTAACAGCTATGGAACTCGAACAGATGAAACGAATCATCGAATCAGATGAAGAACTTAAAGCAAAATTTGAAGAAGTGAAAGGAAGTAACTAATGTCAGTAAATAACTACAATCTAGCATCAAAACCATATACTCGTGGTCTTGGAGATAGCACAGTTACAGTCGTAGAAATTCGATTGTCAGAAGGTAACCGTTACAGCACCAACATGCGTGAATTGGCAGGTGATCGCACACAAGAAAAAGAAGATGTACTTATTCAAGCAGTTTTAGATATCATTAAATCTGAATTAGATCCAGGAAGTGCAATCGTCAAAGCTCAATCTAAAATCGAGCAAACCGTACAGAAACTTACCCAAGCTGAAAATAAGCAGAACGAATTGCTTGAATTAACCAATAGAATTAACAAGGTAGTTCGTGTTATGGCCCAAGATTCAATCATGGGCGAGAAAATCGCCTATGGTACAACTTACAAGGAACTTGTCGAACTCTTCCCATTTGCTGAGGAAGGGAAGGCTTATCAGCCGGGCGATATGTTTGTGATTGAAGATCCTGAACACGCCGAATTAAACGGCGAGGGCAAGCGTGTCTTGATTCAGACAAATCAGGCTTTTACTTACAAAGGCGAGTCTATCAAACAACTTGAGGGTTCACCATCTCAAAATGGCCTTCTTGCAATTTGGAAGTGGGAAGGACAAAAAAACGAAAGCGATCTTGAAACTACTAGAGTTTCTGCAAATTAGATTGGAAGTGGTCTGATTGGAATTACTAGCATTTCTGGATAAATTGAGCCCGATTCTAATCGTGATCATTCCTAGCTATTTCTCTTTCAAAAGCACTCAGAATACAAAAGAGACTGACAAGCAAATCAGTATCTTGTCTGACAAAATTAGTGCCATTGAAAAGACAGTCTCGAATGTTGAGGCTATCGGCAAAGATAATAGCAAAGATTTGAACGTTATTGGAAAAGGTCTTACCAATCAGCATGAGATTGAGGAATTGTCTCGTCTTTATGAAAGTTACGTAGAACTTGGTGGAAATGGAGCCATCAAGGTATTGTATGAAAAATTTCTAGCATTGGAAATTGTGGAGGAAAATATAAATGCAACAGATCAATGAAATTTTACTTAATGGTGCTATTAGCATCCTTGTCATTTTGACTGGTATCGCAGTTAAGGCTATCAAAGAATACCTCGTTCAAAAAGGCGGAGAAAAGACAATCAAGATTGTTGAAATCTTGGCCAAAAATGCGGTCAATGCAGTAGAGCAGGTATCTGCTGAAACTGGCTACAAGGGCGAGGAGAAACTGGAACAGGCACGTATTAAGATTCGTGCAGAATTGAGCAAGTATAACATCCACATGACTGACAGTGACCTCGATACATTCGTTGAGTCAGCAGTCAAGCAGATGAATGCTGCGTGGAAAGGACAGTAAAATGGCAGTAAGTATTGAAACAGCTATTGCTTGGATGGAAGCTAGAGAGGGCAAAGTATCCTATAGTATGGACTACAGGGATGGCTCAGACTCTTACGACTGCTCATCAGCTATGTATTATTCTTTGAGAAGCGCTGGAGCCTCATCTGCTGGTTGGGCTGTAAATACTGAGTATATGCACGACTGGCTTATTAAAAACGGTTATGAGCTTATTGCTGAGAATACAGAGTGCGTTGCTCAACGTGGAGATATCTTCATCTGGGGTAGAAAAGGTGCAAGTGCTGGAGCATTCGGACATACTGGTATGTTCATCGACTCAGCTAATATCATTCATTGTAATTATGCGTATAATGGTATCTCAATCAACAATCATGACGAGCGCTGGTATTATGCTGGACAACCATACTTTTATATCTACCGTTTAACCAACCCAGATGCTCAACCTGAAGAACCTAAAAAAGGCTGGCAAAAGGATGATCAAGGGCATTGGTATGCTAGAGCTAACGGCTCTTATCCTAAAGCAGAATTTGAGTATATCGAAGAAAACAAATCATGGTTCTATTTTGATGAGTCGGGCTATGCTTATACTGACAAATGGCTCAAGCACACAGATGGCCACTGGTACTATTTTGACAAAGATGGCTACATGGCTACAAGCTGGAAGAAGATTGCTGATAAATGGTATTATTTCAGCAGAGATGGCGCTATGGTTACTGGCTGGGTTAAATACTACGACAAGTGGTACTACTGTGATTCAGTCAACGGTGACATGAAATCAGATACTTTCATTAAGTACAATAATGGCTGGTACCTACTTCTTCCTGATGGGCGATTAGCTGACAAACTAGAATTCACAATCGAACCCGATGGTTTTATTACCACAAAATAAACAGAAAGAAATTCAAAATTTAATTATACTTGACCGCTGGCGTTTGCTGGCGGTTTTTTTGTTTGCTCGAAAAGGGGGCAAATAAGGGGCAAAATCATAAAGAATTGAGCAAGTCTAGGATATTATCATCCATCTTCTTGGTAACGTGTGTA